CAGCACCGGCCAGCGGCGAGGCCACGGCAGAACAGGAAGGTGTCACTTTGTGACACTTTTTGCGGAGAGGCAAACGGAGGCACGCGGGCATTTTGCCGAGGACGGCAAAATGGTGAGCCGAGAGGCGAGGCGGCGAAGGTGTCACTTTGTGACACTTTTGCAGAGAGACGGCCAACGGCGGGAGGCGACAAGGAATGAAGCATCACGACGGACAAACGGAGGCGTTTATACCGTATGCGGACGAGGTGGACATAATCTTGTCCGTGTACTCACTTCCGGAAGCGGCGCAAGGCGTTGACGAGGTGGCTGTTGCGGTTCCATCGGAAGTGGGAAAAGCAGAGGATGCTTTATCCGCAACAATTCTTGGCATCCACATGGACGGAGCGCCGGATTTTATCTGGGTGCTGCCGCCTTCGTTCCGCATGGGGCTGACGTTCGGCATGGCAAAAAGCAGGCTGGCGGCGGATGGCAAATATGCCGTCGAAAGAAGGTGTCACAAAGTGACACCTTGCCAGTACGAGCCGCACCTGGATGCACGGCCTGCGCGCAAGCAATACCCTGGTCTTTCTGAACGCCATACACTTTTTTGCCACACAGGCGGTGACGAAGGATGAAGAAGCACAGCAAGCGCGTGGTGGACATTGCACCGAACACGGCGGAGCTGGTGGCGCGATGCCTGGCAACGGTTCGGCCACCGCCGACCCTGACGCTCTCGCAGTGGGCAGACCGCGAACGGCGGCTTAGCCCGGAGGCCAGCGCGGAGCCGGGGCAGTGGCACACGGACAAGGCGCCCTACCAGCGCGAGATCATGGACGCGATCGGCGACCCGCACATTCGCGAGGTGCTGATTATGAGCGCGGCGCAGATCGGGAAAACCGACATCATCCTGAACGCGATCGGCTACTACATGGACTACACGCCGGCCCCTATTCTGGTGATGCAACCCACGATCAACATGGGGCAAACATTCAGCAAAGACCGACTGGCGCCCATGCTGCGCGACACGCCGGTACTTAAAGACAAAGTGGACACCAAAAGCAGGTACAGCGGCAACACCATCATGCAGAAAGTTTTCCCCGGCGGGCGCATTACCATCGTGGGCGCGAACAGCGCGACCGACCTGGCAGGCCGCCCGATCAAGGTGCTGCTGGCCGACGAGGTGGACAGATACCCACCGAGCGCCGGCACCGAGGGCGACCCGCTCTCGCTGGCACGAAAGCGCCAGACGGCCTTTTGGGACCGCAAGACCGTGATGGTGAGCACGCCGACCGTGAAAGGACAAAGCCGCATCGAGAAAGAGTTTGCCGTGAGCACGCAGGAGGAATGGAACGTCCCTTGCCCGGAATGCGGCCACTATCAGCCGCTTGTGTGGGCGAACGTAGTGTTCGACAAGAACGACCCCAAGGACGTGAACTACCGCTGCGAGCGGTGCGGATGCCTGCGCGACGAATACGCATGGAAGCGCATGGGGCAATCGGGAAAGTTCGTGGCGAACAACCCGGACGCGGAGGAACGAGGCTTCCACCTGAACACGCTATCCTCGCCGTTCTGCCATTGGAGCGAGATGGTGCGGAAGTTCTTACAGGCCAAGGATTCGCTCGACCACGGCGACCCGGAAATGATGAAAACATGGGTAAACACCGAGCTGGGCGAGACATGGGAAGAACCGGGCGAGCGCGTGGACGATACCGAACTACTCAGTCGCCGCGAGATCTACGAGGCCGAGGTGCCGGACGACGTGATCGTGCTGACCGCGGGCGTGGACGTACAGGACGACCGCTTTGAGGTGGAGATCATCGGCTGGGGCGAGGGTAAGGAAAGCTGGGGCATTCGCTACCAGAAGATCATGGGAGATATGCTCAAGCAACAGGTATGGGAAGATCTGGACCGCTTTTTGCTGCGCAGTTGGCACAAGGCGGACGGAACGGCGATGCAGCTATTGGCTACCTGCATCGACAGTGGCGGCCACCACGCGGATCAGGTTTACCGCTTCGCGCAGGAAAGGTTGACGCGCAGGGTGTTCGCTATCAAGGGCCAAGGCGGCGCGAACGTGCCGTTCATCCGCAACCCGACCCACAACAACCGCGTGAAAACACCACTTTTCATGCTGGGCGTTGACGCGGGCAAGAGCCTGGTTTACCAGCGCTTGAAGGTGGCGGCGAAAGGACCGAACTACTGCCACTTCCCACTAAACGAGGAATGCGGCTACGACGAGGAATATTTTAAGGGACTGACCGCCGAACAAATGGTGATCCGCTTCCGAAAAGGCAGACCGGTGATCGTGTGGGAGCTGAAAGAGGGCGTGAAGCGAAACGAACCTCTTGACCTGCGAGATTACAACACGGCGGCGCTTGAGATCGCGAACCCCGTGCTGAGAAAACCGGATGATGCAGAAGCGCAGCCCCCGCGGCGCGTGGGCCGCCGCATGGTATCGGGAGGTATCTAAACATGGCAGCAATCGACTTGGAAACGGCGCAGCGGCATTTGAACCAATGGCTCGATGCCGACATGAAGGTGAGCACCGGGCAGAGCTACCAGATCGGCTCGCGCAAGCTGACGCGCGCCGACGCGGCAGAGATACGGGAGAACATCGACTACTGGGCCGGCAAGGTGGAAGAAGCGAAAGTGGCGGCCAGAGCCAGCGGGCGAAACCGCATCTATCAGGCGGTGCCGCGTGACCTGTGAAGGAGGGCAGCGGCATGAGGTTTTGGAACAAGGCCGCAGCCGGTGACGGACACGAAAACGGAGAATCAAGAAGGTGTCACTTTGTGACACTTTTTGCAGTGGGGATGCAAGCGGCAATGCGCGGGCAGTCTGGCGCGGGCGGCAGAGCAGCGAACCGGAAATGCGGCGCGCTGTACGAGAGCAGCGGGCAGAACGTCCGAGTACGGAGCGCAGGACGGCGAGGGTGTCACTTTGTGACACCTTTTTGCGTTGCGGCCGGTAGGGACATAAATGCCCTTACCAGCACACACAGCGCAGGCCACGAAGGGAGGGCGGCAGCATGAATTTTTTTGATAAAGCTGTTGCCGCCGTTGCCCCGGAACGGGCCGTGCGGCGAGCCGCGGCGCGCATGGCGCTGGACACACTGGAACGGCAGACGACGGTAAAGAACTCCGGCTACGGGAACTACGGCGCGAACGTCGATAAAAAATCTATGCGCGGGTGGATGTTCCGAGGCGGCAGTGCCAAAGAGGACATCGAGGACAATTTGGACGTACTGCGCCAGCGGAGCCGTGATGCTTACATGGGTATCCCGATCGCGAACGGCGCGCTGAAAACCCTGAACACGAACACGATCTGCGATGGGCTGATGCCCACCCCGCAGGTGGATGCCGACTATCTGGGCATTACGGACGAGCAGGCCGACGACCTGCGCGCACAGATCGTGCGCGAGTTTAGCCTGTGGGCGGACGACTACACGTGCGATGCCGACCACATGGGCAACTTCTACGAATTGCAGAAGTTGGCCTACATGGGCTACCTGATGAACGGCGACTTCGTGGCGCTGCTGGTGACGCAGCACATCGAGGGGCAGCCATACGATCTGCGCGTGCGCGTGATCGAGGCCGACCGCCTGTGCAGCCCCGGCGGGTATGACCGACTTTCTCCGGGCGAGGTGCAGGGGCACCATGTTGCGCGAATCGTGCAAGGCGTGGAGACGGACGAAAGCGGCGCGGTGGTGGCGTACTGGATCTGCAACCAGCACCCGCTTGCAGCCACGTATTACGCCGACAAGACCTGGCAGCGCGTGGAGGCATACGGCGCACGCACCGGCCGGCGGAACGTGCTGCACGGGATGCAGCGCGAGCGCGCGGGGCAGGTGCGCGGTGTGCCGACGCTGGCGCCGGTGCTGGAAAGTTTGAAAAAGCTGGGCCGCTACACGGACGCGGAACTGGACGCGGCGGTGATCGGCGCGATCTTCGCGGTGTTCATCGAAAAGGAAGTGGAGGCTGACGGCAAGCCGTTTGGCGAGGTGCCGAACCCGGACGACCAGGTGGACGGCCTGCCGCAAAACAGCATTGAGCTGGCCCCCGGCGCGATCGTGGATATGGCCCCCGGCGAGAAAGCCAATTTTGCCGACCCGACCCACCCGAACACGAGCTTTGCAAACTTCTTTGACGCGATCGTTAAGCAAATAAGCGCGGCGCTGCAACTGCCCAGCGAGGTGCTTTTTAAGCAGTTCAGCACGAGTTACAGCGCGGCCAGAGGCGCATTAAACGAGTTTTGGCGTTCGTGCGATAAGGACAGGGAATGGTTTGCAGACGCCTTTTGCAGACCGATCTACGAAACATGGTTTCGAGAGGCCGTGGCAAATGGACGGATCAACGCGCCGGGCTTCTTTACCGACCCGGCCATTGCAAAAGCCTATATGGCGTGCAAGTGGAATGGCCCGGCCAGAACGAACCTTAACCCGAAGGACGAGGCCGAGGCCGCGCAGATGCGCGTAAACAGCGGTTTTTCGACCGCGGAGGACGAGACGGCGACCATGACCGGCGGCAGCTACATGATGAATATGCGCCAGCGGATGCGTGAAGCAAAATTGAAACGGGAGGTGGACAAAATTGCGAACGATACGGGCAGTGAACCAAATGGGCAAAGCGAGCAGCCGGCAGAGAAACGAAGCGAATAAGCGGTTTTGGAACTTCCAGAATCAGGCGAACAACAGTACGGCAGAGCTGACCCTCTACGGCGAGATCTCGCAAAGCACGTGGTGGGGCGACGAAGTGACCCCGAATTTGTTCAAAGAGGATCTGGACAAGTGCGGGAACGTGAATACGATCGTCGTGCACATCAACAGCGGCGGCGGCGACATTTTTGCCGCACAGGCGATCGGCAATATGTTGGAGCAGCACCCGGCGCACACCATCGCGAAGAACGAGGGAATGTGCGGCAGCGCGGCTATGACCATCGCATACCACTGCGACAAGTTCCAGTGCGCCGAGGACAGCGAGGTGATGATCCATCTGCCGGAGGTGGGCGTGTGCGACTATCTGGACGAGGTGGACCTTGGCCGACTGCTGAACGCGGTGAAAACCATCAAAGAAAATATCGTGGGCCTCTACGCGCGCAAGACCGGCAAGCCGGTGGAAGATGTGGCCGCGCTGGTAGAGGCAACGACCTGGTGGACGGGCAAGCAGGCCGTGGAAAACGGTTTCGCGGATGGACTGATCGAGACGGGCAAGAAAACCGTGATGGAGAACCGGAACGGCTATTTGTTCGTTAACTCGGTCTACACAGGAATGCCGGTTGATGAAGCGCCCGAATCGCTGAGAAACCGCCTTGCAGAGCAGGGCGATTTTGAAAATAAAAATCCGGCGATGCCGGAACAACACGGGGAGGATACCAATATGGCTGAGAACACCGAACAGACGACGATCGAAACCGTGGACGATCTGCGCGCCGGATACCCTGAGCTGGTGAACAGCTTGGAGCAGGAGACCCGGACGCAGGCAGCCCAGCAGGCGATCCAGCAGGAGCAGGAGCGCATTCGCGCCATTGACGAGATCGCGCCGCTGTTCCCGAAGGAACTGGTGCAGGCCGCCAAGTACGGCGAGAACGCCTGCAATGCGCAGGAGCTTTCGTACCGGGCCGCGGTGGACGCGCAGAAGCATGGCCGGAAGTTTGCCAACGATCTGGCCGCCGATGCCGCGGACAGCGGCGCGAACAAGGTGGGCAATACGCCCCCGGCGGACCAGCACGTGAAGGATGACGCCAACCTGAGCGGCGAGGAACGCATGACGCGCGCACGCGCAGCGGTGGCCGAGATCATGGGCAAGAAGAAGGAGGACTAATTTATGGCACAGCGTTTGGATCAGAAAATCGGCGAGATGGAGTACGACGGGCTGATCACGGACACCAGCCCCGCAGTGATCACCGGCCCCGGTGTGCTGGCCGGTTTGGACGAGGACACGGTTTTTAAGCGCGGCACGGTGCTGGCGAAGTCGGAAAAGACGGGCGCACTGTACCTGCTGGGCACGAAAGCCGAAGCGGGCGACACGCTGACGGCGGATAGCATTCTGGCCGACGACGTGACCGTGACCGCCAAATCCAGCGCGCCGGTCGTGGTGTATCTGGCGGGCCGGTTTAACCCGGACAAGCTGACCGTCGCGGACGAATACGCGATCACGGAAGCGGACAAGGACGCGCTGCGCGTGCGTGGCATCCTGCTGAAAGCCGCGAGCGAAATTTAACAGGGAGGGAGCAGCAATGGCAGTTCTCAATTTCTTTGATAACTACATCCTGATGGCGATTCTGGAAGAGACGGTGCCCAAGGCCAGCTTCTTCCACGACCGCTACTTCCCCACGGGCGCGGGGGATATTTTCAAGTCTGACAAGGTGCTGACCGAGTACCGCAAGGGCGACCGCAAGATGGCGGCATTTGTGGTGCCGCGCGCCGGTGACATCCCGATGGATCGTCTGGGCTACCAGATCCACGAGTATCAGCCCGCCTACATCGCACCGAGCCGTATGCTGACGCTGGACGACCTGACCAAGCGCGGCTTTGGCGAAGCGCTCTATCCGGGCATGGATCAGGCCCAGCGCGCGGCGCGCCTGCTGGCCGACGACCTGAACGCGATGGAGCAGCGCATTGCCCGCCGCGAGGAATGGATGTGCGCGCAGACGATGATCAACAACGGCTGCGATATGCAGCAGTACATCGACGACAAGACCGAGGGCGACGTGTTGCAGGTGCGCTTCTACGACGGCACGAGCGACCACCTGTACACCGTGGCAAACAAATGGAACAGCCCGAACGGCGACCTCTTTGGCGACGTGCGCTCGATGTGCCGCCTGCTTTCGTACCGTGGGCTGCCCTCCACCGACCTGCTGCTGGGCACGGACGCGGCGGACGCGATCCTCGAGATCGAGAAGGTGCAACGCCTGCTGGACAAGAACAGCGGCATCATCACCGGCGAGATCCGCCAGCAGTTGACCCAGTACGACGGCGTGGTGTTCATGGGCGTGCTGAACTTTGGCGGCTTCCAGTTGAACCTGTTCAGCGTGGACGAAACCTACGTGGACGAGCAGGACAAGGTGGAACGCCACTTCCCGGCGACCGGCGCGATGGTGACGGCGCCGAACTGCGGCCACATGATGTACGGCCAGATCACCCAGATCGACTACGGCAAGGCCGACCCCACGACCTATGCGGCAAAGCGTGTGACCAAGCTGGTGGTAAACCAGGAGAAGGACACCCGCAAGCTGCGTCTCGGCACGCGGCCGTTGGCCGCGCCGAACAACTACTGCCCGTACATCTTTGCGGCTGACGTTGTGGGCTGACGAGGTGAACGCTATGAAAACGATCGAGATCATCCGCGGTAACTACGGCTGGAAGAAAGAGCCGGGCGCGCCGGTGCGCCTGTTGCGCACCGGCGACACCGCGGAGGTACAGGACGACGAGGCAAAGCGCCTGACCGAATTGGGCGTTGCGCAGATCGTACACACGGCGAAGGCCGAGGACAACGGCAAGGCCGAAAGCACCAAGACGGCCAAAACCAAGGCAACCAAGGCCAAGGCGGAGGAAACCGAGGACGAGGCAGAAGCGTAAAGGCGCGCGAGAGAAAAAAGTGTCACTAAGTGACACTTTGCAGTGGCAGGCTGAACGGAGGCCGCAGACTGAAACGACCGGCGGCAATTTGCCGAAGATGGCAAGATGGTGAGCTGTGAGGCTGTGCGCTGCGTGGCGCGGCGAGAAAAGTGTCACAAAGTGACACCTTTTCGGGCAGAGGAAAAACAACGGGCAAGGTGATGCACAGTGACATTTCGGGACAGCATTCTGGCCGACATCGACGACGTATTTTTTAACGCGGACGAGTACATGGAACAGCACACGATCGACGGGAAGAAGTACGACGTGATCCCGGACGCGCTGACTTTGCAGGAGCACAACGCGCACTGGGAGGGCGGGTCGAAGCAGAATTACGACACGGGCATTTACGAATCGGTGAAGCGCATCGCGGTGCGGATCGCCGATTACGGCAAGGCCCCCAAGGTGGGCAAGCTGCTGGTGTATGACAACATCGACTATGCCATCGTGGGATGCACCGACGAAATGGGGCTGTACATAATCAGCCTAAAGAGAATGAGGCAATGAGCTATGGCACAGGTTGGCTACTCCGTAACGCTGGAAGATGAAAGCAACGCGCTTGCGGCGCTGGGCGATTTGAAGAGCAAGGCCCCTGTGGCGCTGAAAAACGCGGCGAACGCTACGGCGGTGCGGGCGAAGAACATGATGATCCGGCAAGGCAAGGTGCGCTACGCGCTGAACACGACGGGCCTGCGGCACTTAAACCAGCTAAAGATACGCACGCGCGCCACGGTGACACGGCCGGCGGCGGTGCTGTACATCAGCAGCAGCGTGCGCGATCTGGCAGATTTTAAGACCAGCCCGACCGAGCCGCACATGGGTTGGGATTACTTGAAATCGCCGGACAAGCACGCCGGTAAGGTGCTGAAATGGGAACAATTGAAGCTGTTGAGCGGCAACAGCCGGTACAGCAAAGGCTTTCTCGTGCAGTTCCGGAGCGGGCACGTCGCCATGGTACAACGCGACACGATGGACTTTGTGGATTCCAAGAAAAAGAACGCCAACGGCGTGATATTGACCGAGCGTTCCAGTAGACCTCGCTGGACGAACAAAGACGGCAAAGTAGAGAAGATACAAACCTATTCCAGCCCGTCGGCCAGCGCGATGCACAGCACACTGTGGCGGGAGGACGTGTCGTATGACGCGGCGGCCCTATTCCAAGCACAGCTCAAAGCACAGGTGATCAAAATTCTGCAAAAAGCCGGAAGGCAGGTGCTGTAAATGGGCGCTGCGGGATATACGCCGTTTATGGCGCAAAAGGCGATGCGCGAAGAACTGGAAGCCTTGTTTGAGGGCAAGACGTTTAACGGGCAGGGCGGAGAAAAGCCGCTGAACTTTTACGAAGGTGACCTGCCGATCGACATGGGCGATGACGAGGACGTGGACACGATGAAAGCCGCGGCGCCGTTCGTAGTGGCAGAGGTAACGGGCGGCAGCATCGACGACCGGAACGAACCGCAGATGCTGCAAATGATGCTGACCATTTGCACCTACGACACCGACGTGCAGCGGCAAGGCAAGCTGGACGTGATCAACATTATCGAGGACATCATCCAGCACTTTTGCGCGTTCCACGTTTTTGGCAAACGCTTTGCCGTTACGCTGCCGATGGACTGGGCGATCCAGCAGGACGACACCGCGCCGTACTACTTCGGCGCGGTGATTTTAACGGTCACAACGCCGTCGATGACGAGCGCGAACGACCCGAATGTGGAGGCATTGATCTGATATGGCAAACACGAAAACGACCGAACCCGCGACGGAGCAGGCCGCGGATAACGCCACCACGGCAAAGCCTGCAAAAGCCGCTGTAAAGGCAGCCGCGAAAACGGCCGGCGCGGTGGTGTATTGCGGGCCGACGGTGCGCCACGTGGCGCAGCAATACACCGTGTACACCGGCGACGTGCCGAAGGCACTGGCCGACTGGCTGGAAGAGCACAAGGCGGCCAAGAGCCTGCTGGTGCCGCTGGCACGCTTTACGGCGACGCGCGCGGCGCTGGAAGAACCGGGCAGCGTGGCGGCGGTGCTGTTTAACAAGATCAAGGCGCAGGCCGAAGCAGAGGCCGCGCGAAAGGAATAAGGAGGGCTAAAAGATGGCCTACAAACATGGTGTTTCTGTTACTGAGCAGGCAACCAGCATTATCGCCCCGGTAAGCTCTTCGGCGGGCTTGCAGGTGGTGCTGGGCACTGCGCCCGTGAACCTGCTGGCCGACCCGTACAGCGCGACCAACACCCCGCTGCTGTGCAACAGCTACGCAGAGGCCGTGGCCGCCGTGGGGTACAGCACGGACTTTGCGAAGTACACGCTGTGCCAGAGCATCTATGCCACCTTCCAGGTGGTGAATGTGGCCCCGATCATCCTGATCAATGTGCTTGACCCGACCAAGCACGTTGCCGCTGTGGACGAGACGGAGTGCCAGATCAACGACGGCGTGGCGGTGCTGGAAGTGGAAGGCGTGCTGCTGGACAAGCTGGTGGTGAAAGCAGGCGGCAAGGAGCTGACGGCGGACGAAGATTACGTGGCGGCTTTTGACGACGATGGCTTTGTGACCATCGCGCTGCCGGAAGGCGGCGCAGCCGGTGACGCTACCGCGCTGACCGTGAGCGGCAAGCGCATTGCGCCGGAGGCCGTGACCGCGGAGGACATCGTAGGCGGCGTGGACGGCAACGGCAAGGAAACCGGCACGGAGGTAATTCGGCAGATCTTCCCGAAGCTGAACCTCGTGCCCGGCTCGATCCTGGCACCGGGTTGGAGCAAAAACGCGCTCGTGAGCGCGG